CAGAGAAAGAGCGCGGCTACAGCGGGACATCGACCTACACCTCACTGATTTGGCAAATACTATGAATCTTTTACCCCAACAGCGGAAAAAAGAGCGTGAAATTACGCCTCAACAGCAGAAATTCCTTGACTTACTGTTTGAAAACGGTGGTCAAGTCGCTGCTGCAGCGGTAGATGCGGGGTACTCCCGTGGATCTGCTGGCTGGTTGCGTAAACATTTGGCCGATGAGATCGTAGAACGCACAAAAGACATCCTTTCTATTAACGCCCTCAAAGCCGCAAACAGACTGGTTGACACTATTGATAACCCCGCCCCCGAACGAGGTGACGATCTGCGTCTCAAAGCTGCCGAATCACTGCTTTCTCGCGTTGGTGTCAAAGCCGCTGAACAGGTGAACCACAACGTAACGGCTGTCCACGGCGTAGTCCTGTTGCCGCCAAAGAATGAAGTCATAATCGATGGATAATCAACCTGCGCCGAAAAAGCGCGGTAGACCCAAAAAAGACCCGAATGCGCCAAAAGCCACATATCAACTTTCTACAAAGGAACGTGCGAGACGTGCGGCGCAGGGCCGTCTCAGATCGGCTAAAACAAGAGCCGCAAAGTCCAGCCAACAAGCAGCGGATAAAAGATACTATGCACGAGAGCTTGAAAAAACAGTGGGCAAAGTTGAAAAAGCCCTTGTCGGCGCTGAATCTGCCACAATCGATCTTGGGGATCTATCTGATTTACCTGCAGCAGTGTCGGAGCTTGTCGGCGAAAGCGAAGTGGTGTTTCAGCCGAATGAAGGTCCGCAAACGGAGTTTCTTAGCGCAGGTGAACGAGACGTACTATACGGAGGTGCTGCGGGTGGCGGAAAAAGCTTTGCACTTCTTGCTGATCCGCTACGTTATTGTCACAATCCTAATCATCGCGGTCTTCTTTTACGTCGTACACTCGACGAACTAACAGAACTGATCGACAAGTCGCGCCAGCTTTACCCCAAAGCTTTTCCGGGCGCGAAGTTCAGAGAGTCAAAGTCCACGTGGGTGTTTCCATCCGGGGCAACAATTTGGTTCACCTATCTTGACAGAGACAAAGACGTAACACGTTTTCAAGGTCAAGCGTTCAACTGGATAGGTATCGACGAGATAACGCAATACCCCACACCGTACGTTTGGGATTACCTTCGCTCTCGTCTCCGTTCTACTGATCCCGAGTTGCAGCAAAACTTGTACATGCGCTGCACAGCTAACCCCGGTGGTGTCGGCGGCTGGTGGGTCAAAAAAATGTATATCGATGGTATCGAGCCTAACAAGCCGTACGCTGCTTTTGACATCGATACTATGCGCCCGTTTCTGTGGCCCGACGGCCACGAAAAAGCAGGTCAGCCGCTCTTCTACCGCAAATTTGTACCGGCGCGGCTGACTGACAATCCCTATCTGATTGCAGACGGCCAGTACGAGGCGATGCTCAGATCGCTCCCGGAAGTCGAGCGGAAGCGGCTTCTTGACGGGGATTGGGACGTGGCGGAGGGAGCGGCCTTCCCCGAATTCTCACGAAGCCTTCACGTAGTCGAGTCGTTTGACCTGCCTACTAACTGGCCTCGTATCCGTGCAGCCGACTACGGCTACGCTGCCCCCTCTTGTGTCCTTTGGGGCGCAATCGACTGGGATAATAACATTTGGATATACAGAGAATTATACGAAAAGCACTTGACAGCCGAAGAACTGGCTGATAAAATATTAGAAGCGGAACAACTGGACCCGCTGCCTCACTACACTGTTTTGGACTCCTCATGCTGGAACAAGACAGGATTCGGTCCTTCTATCGCAGAAGTAATGATGCGTCAAGGTGTTCGTTGGACGCCCTCGGATCGAAACAGAATTCAAGGAAAGATGGAAGTTCACCGTCGGCTTGCAAAAGAGCCGTATTCCGGTGAACCCCGTCTTCGTATTTTTTCCTCGTGTTCAAATATCATAAAACAGCTTTCCGGTATCCCCCTGTCAAAAACAAACAGTGAGGATGTCGATACAAAAGCAGAAGATCACGCCTACGACGCCCTTCGCTACATGATGATGACCCGCATGAGCGGATACGCATCTATACATCAACAACTCGGCGCAATCAAGAACCAAGTATATCAAGTTCAAGATGAGACTTTCGGATACTAACTAGATGTCAAAGAATCTGATAAATACAAAGTTCGATCCGTCTCAGATCAGTTTGCGTGATTTGATGGAACTGTACGCACGAGACAGAAAGCGCAACGTCTCAAATTTTGTCGGAAGTCTGTCTGCCCCCGAATTCAAAGCGTATATGGACAAGCCCGCCATCGAGTTTTTCGAGGCGGCACGGGACGAGAATAATCCACTTCAACAGTATTTTGATCAGCAAGCTGCGAAGGGTGTAGGTCCGGGAGGAGCAAAGAAGGCATTTTCTGCCGTTAAGCTTCTCGAAGAAAATGTAGTAAATCAGCTAAAACGACTCGACCGTATGGGCGACTATGCTGATGACACAAATGGATTTCCAAAGCTCACTGATACTGTCGTAGAACCGGCAAAGGGTCAACCCCGCTCTAAGAAGCTTCGCATCAATCCTGCGAAATACGGTGAATTGATGATGGGCCTCGTAGAGCATGCCCGTCAAAATCCGAAAGATGTCCCTGTAGTTCGCGCTCTCATGACGCAGATGTATCTCGGCTTCCGTCCGAAAGAGATACTTCAGATGCCCATGAAAGACACAATTCGTCCGGCTGACGAAGGCAGCGTATCGAAGGGTTTGTTTCTTCCGGCTGACTTGGCAAAGATGGATGAAGCCATGTCCATCCCTCTCAGCCCGCACGTAGAGTCTATGCTAAACAGTGCAATCGAAAGTAACAATTCGCGCTTCGGCAATAAAGAAGTTCCGGACCTCATGTTTGTCGGGAATGACGGAAAACCTCTCCCGAAGGGTTCACTGTCTCGCGTTCTCAAAAGCATCACTGTTCCCGGCATTCTAGAAGATGCCCGCACAGGCGAGAAGTTTGACAATCTCACCGCAGCATACGACCTTCGCAGAGGACATGCTACCTTCGTAAACATGCTTGGATTTTCTCCTCAAACCGGCGGAGAAATGAAGGCACGGGCAATCAAAGAAGCTGGGGGCGGCGAAGAGCCTAAGTATATTGCCAAGCCTTTTGGATTTTTCACAGCGCAGCAGCTTGGACCACACATTGCACTTCACAACGCTATCCTCGAAGTGTTTGCACGAGCATCCGGCGTTGAAGGGGCGGGTCTAAATAAGGGCATTATATTCGATCCTCGTGAGGATATTCTTGAATCAAGCCTAAAGACTAACAGACTAGCTGATATGCCCACAATAAATGTCGCGGAAATGGGTGAGGTAAGAATTCCCAGCGCATCTCTTCCGTCGAACATCGCTCTTCCTGCAGAGCCGGAATTTGATGCAGATACTCCCGCACCAGCAGCTAAAAAATCCCTTAGTCTTTCTCAGATGGCGGAAGCTCTTAACAGCGCCGTTTCGAGCAAAACAGTAAAAACAGGGGCGGGAATGTTGGCCGGAGCGGCAGGTGTAACTGCCCTCATGACAGATCCTGCGGAAGCGGCAGTGCCGATGGCAGTAGAGATGGGGACTGAAGTCGGGGCGCGATCTGCTCTGAAGGCAGCGTTGCCTATGGCGGCTGGAACTGGCCCTCTCGCTCCCGCAGCAATCGCAGCTATTGTCGCTGCGGAATCAGCGTCTCCGTCCGCTGGCGCAGGGGCACAGCAGCTTAACGTCGAAGAGCAAATGCAGCTAGACGTTGCCCGCAGGACGGGAGATATCGGCGTAGAAAAAGAACTAATGGCCCGCGAACCGATTACTGAAGTTGGGGGATCAGACGCCCCGACATTCTCTTTGGATCAAGATCTTGGACAGAGAGTTACTCGTCAAACATCCACTGACGAAATGACTTTTCAGTCGATTATAAACAGACGCAAACAACGCAATGCTATGAACGAGGCAATAGAAACTCGTTTTCCATAGAAAACACTTGAGGAGACTCCAATGCCAAACAATAACTACAACTACGGCGCTTCTTACATCAACGCCGCTTGCACTACTTCTGTAGACGATCAGATGGGTGCTGACCAGCTTTACCGCGAAGGTCTTGAGTTTGACACTCGCGCAAAAACTGACGTTCTGACCGAAGACATGCCCAAGAAGCAGACAAAAACTACTGTCGATCCTTCTGTCATGCGGATGGCCGAAGAGCGCGATTACTAAGGGATACCCCTCATGGAAGATAGGTTTCTAGAACCTGCGGATGACGAGCCGGTAGATATCGCTTCTCCCGAAGATCAATTTTCAAATTTGGCCGCACACGTCAAAAAGAAATTTGAAGATTCAGAGAACGGTCGCTATGCGTACGAACAACGCTGGCTACAGGCTTACAAAAATTTTCGTGGTATTTACGATTCGTCCACTCAGTATCGCGATTCTGAGCGTTCGAAAGTTTTTATCAAGATCACGAAGACTAAAGTTCTTGCCGCATACGGGCAAATTGTTGACATTCTCTTTGCCAACAAAAAGTTTCCGCTGGTTGTAGAGTCTACTCCTGTCCCCGAAGGTGTGGCAGAGTTCGCCCACATGAAGACTCCGGTGGACGATATTGTTAATCCCGAAACACCTCAAGACCCGTATGGCTTTGAGGGGGATGGTCGCCAGCTTCTTCCGGGCGCGTTGCAAGCAGAAGAATCAAAAGACTTTCTCGGGGCGTACAAGAACGACTTTGCAAACGCACCCGTTGTAGAGGGTCCGAGCCGCATGGGGGAGCCTCAGTTCTCCCCGGCTCAAGAGTCTGCACTAAGAACAGAGAAGATTATTCACGATCAACTCGTGGATACTAACGCCGTCACTGTTATTCGGAAAAGTATTTTTGAGGCCGCACTTCTTGGTACAGGCGTCATAAAGGGTCCGCTTAACATGTACAAGCGAGTTCATCGCTGGGTAAAAGGCGATGATGGTGAGCGCGAATACGATCCGCTAGAGAAAGTTGTTCCTCGCATCGAACACGTGTCTGTTTGGGACTTCTACCCCGACCCTGCAGCAACAAGCATTGAAGATTGCGAATACGTCATTCAACGTCATCGCATGAATCAGCAGCAGCTTCGCAGTCTGCTTCTTATGCCGTACTTCCGGGCAGAAGCCATCGAAGAAGTTATCGCCTCCGGTCCAAACTACGTCGATAAATACTTTGAAGATACGATCAGAGAGGACGAGACTGAGGCGTACTACAACGAATCTCGCTACGAGGTTATGGAATACTGGGGCGTACTGGATGCTGACATGGCCTATCAGATCGGCATGGAAGACATCCCGGACAACCTCACGCAACTTCAAATCAATGCGTGGATTTGCGGCGACAAAGTTCTTCGCTGTGTAGTCAACCCCTTTACTCCTGCGCGTGTGCCGTTCTTTGCTTTGCCGTACGAGATCAATCCGTATCAGATTTGGGGCGTTGGTATTGCAGAGAACATGGAAGACGCACAGATGCTGATGAACGGTCACGTTCGTATGGCAATCGACAATCTCGCTCTCGCGGGCAATCTTGTATTTGATGTGGATGAAGCCTCTCTTGTCCCCGGACAGAACATGGACATCTTCCCCGGTAAGATTTTCCGACGCCAGTCGGGTGTGACCGGCACTGCAATCAACGGCTTGAAGTTTCCGAATACGGCACCGGAAAACATTCAGATGTATCAGATCAGTCGCCAGCTTGCTGATGAGGAGACAGGTTTGCCCTCGATCATGCACGGTCAGACGGGCGTGACAGGCACAGGCCGTACAGCAGCAGGTCTGTCTATGCTCATGGGAGGTGCAAGCCTTTCCATGAAGACCGTCATTAAGAACGTAGACGACCATCTCTTGAAGCCGATGGGAGAAGCGTACTACCAGTGGAACATGCAGTTTAACGAAAGTATGGATGACATTGGTGGCGATCTTGAGATCAAACCTCGCGGCGTAGCGTCAGTGATGCAAAAAGAAGTACGCAGCCAGCGTCTCACTGGACTTTTGCAGACTGTAGCCAACCCCATGCTGGCCCCGTTCATCAAGATCCCGAATCTTATGCGAGAGTTGGCTATATCTCAAGATATCGACCCGGAGAGCTTAGTAAACGACATTAACGAAGCGCAAGTATACGCTCAAATGCTTCAAGGGATGATGGCAAATGTTGAACAAGGAACAGGCGAGGCTGGTGGCCCCGCTGATCAACAACGACAAGGCATGGGAGGGTCTGAGGGAGTATCTGACCAATCTCAAGAGTCTAACGGTGCAAGCCCTAACGGTGGCACAATCGGAGTCGGAGCTACGCCAGTTGCAGGGGAAGCTGGTTTTACTGGAAACCCTTCTGAAATTGAAGGATAACCAAGCAGCGGTAATAAAGGCAAATAACGATGGCACAAACGTACGATAAGTGGATTAACTGGTATCACACCGTTGATACGCCCGCTGCACAGCAGCCCGCACCCGGTCCGGCTCCCGATCCGGTCACTGATCCCGATCCGGTAGTCGCCACGTCTGTCCCCGACCTTTCCACCGATCAAGGCTTCAACGTTCAAACGGAAACATCTTTGCGAAATCTTCGTAAACAAAGAAAAGATGTTGCTGCAATCGACTTCGGTACAGTCAAATACGCAACGCTAAACGACTACCTTAAAGCAGAAAATCTCGGAGACAGAAGCGGATTTTTTAGCGGCGTTGATTTTGGGGGCGTCACTAAAAAGGATCAGATTCCCGCGAGAGCCGGAGAAGCGTTAGGCGCATTCGATCCCAACCTGCTTCTTCTTGCCCTTCCGTTTGGCTCCGCGATGGTTCCGTCTCGTCAACTGCAAGATCCTACTGGTAAGTTCCAAAGATCAATCCCTGTAACGGGCATGTTCAATCCGCTTGCCACTATGGCGATAGCAGAAGAGTACCGCGAGTTATACAATATTAAAGAGTTCAACTCAAAAAACCCCGGCGTAAGAGGTCAAAAAGCGGGATTCGGTTTCAGTGTAGGCGACGTAAATATCTACCGTCGCCCCGGCGAATCTCTTTATCGCGGCCAGCTTTCTAAGGCGGGACTGGATCAGCAGACTGCACGGCGTATGGAAGAGTACGTTGACGGCACTAAAATGGGGAAAGATGTAGTTCGCTCACTGCTTGCAAAGTCCGATCCCAACGACGACTCGCCAACCACGATCACGCTTGACGAAGATTCTAGGGTTGTTCTTCCGACAGAAAATGGCGGGTACCTGCTGAACGGTAACTTCCATTTCGGCAGTGGGATTGCAAGGTATGGTTACGACGAAGATATGACTGCGCTGGGCGCTTCTGTGTTTTCTGCCAACGGACAACTGCCGCAGCAGCAGTCTACTGCGTTGGCGCAGCAGTGGAGACGCTCGGCACAAGCTCTGCCAAGGAATGCCACAGCAGCAGAAAAGCTTGCCAACTTGGAGGCGCATATCAAAGCCGCTACCAGTCTTCATCAAAGTAATTTGGTGGCGCAACAGGAGGCGGCAAGGAAGGCCGACATGGAGCGACGTAAATCTCTCATTGTGCAGGGAGTGCTTCCGGAAGGTTATCAAGCTCCGACTGGCGTCGATTTCAGCAAAGAGAGAGACTTTTACGCAAGCGTCGAAGAGGCCCGTAAAGGTATGCTCCGTGCAAATCAAAAGGGTATTGTGGGTCGAAATGAGCGTATGGCGGAGAGGGCACGGGCCAATGCCGCTCAACGTGAAAGCGACAGAGAAGAAAGACAGCAGGGCTATGAAGACAGGGGCATGAGTGAAACTCAAGCACGGTCAGCGTCGGCTGAGGCTAGTCGTTACGAGGCTATGGCGTCAGCGTATGGCTACGCCGAGGGCGGTGACATTCCTGCAGAAGAGGAACCCTTTATTGCAGGTGCGCCTGATGCCAACGAGCCTATGATTACTGGCAACGAGCTTATCGAAGCCAGTGGAGAAGAGTCGGGCTTTATCGATCGCCCACCGTCAAAGGTTACAGACAGTGAGTCCGTAGCCGATAACAAAGAAATGAAGGCTGATGAAGGCGGATACGTTATTAACGCTGCAGCAGTCACAGAAGCGGGCGAACAAGATATCTCGAAGATGATCAAGGACGCCGAAGACTACCTCCGCAGGGAGGGTCGTGAAGTTTCTACCGAAAAAAGTAACCAAGATATTCTTGTTTCTGCTGGGGAAGTCTATGTCTCTAAGGAAGTTGCAGATGTGATCGGGCGGGATCGTCTCCGTAAGATTAACAATCGCGGCCTTCCAAAAACAGAAGAAAAGATTCAAAAGGCTGCAAAGGGCGGACGTGTAGGTTACGCAGAAGGGGATGAAGTACAAAGTTTTATGGATCAGCCCGGTGAAATACCCGACGTAGGCGATGCTCCGCGTATGCAAGCAGAGATTCCGGAAAATGATATTACACTGTTTCGGGGATACTTAGGCAAAAAGGGTCGGCATGTACGCGCAGACGTAGAAAATCTTATCGATAATCTTTCTGATAAGGGCAAATTAGCCTTGCTGATGCTAACTGAAACTACAGCCCTCGCTGATCCGCTGGAAAGCATGGAAGCTGTTGGGCAGGTGGCAGTAAACAGAATGAACACAAACGATCCGGACTTTGATGATGTCACAAGCATTGCAGATGTTCTAAAGCAGCGCAGCACGGGGCGCGGCAGCGGATCAAAGATGTTTCAGTTTGACGGGCTAGAACCTACGAGTGTCAAGAACCGCCTTACAGAAGTTATGGGCGGTGGCGCACAGGCAGCGTTGGATAAAATTTACAGTGCTGCAGACAACGTAATTGACATGAATCCTAGACTGGGCGGTGAAGGCGCAGATGGCAGAGAGCCAGCTATCCCACTCAGTGTCCTATATTACAAGAAGCCGGGATCAGAAGGCGGCGGCTTTATGGACAAACGACATTATATGGAACCCTACACTACAATCGGTGGACATCAGTTCTACAATGTGAACTTTGAATTCCCCGGTAGACACAGTGGAAGGTAGACATTCGCTGGCTACCCGCATTTTCACGCGGCCCCAGCACAACCGGAGCGGCTACCCACAGCCAAGTGGCCCCGCTAGTGAGGTAACTAAAAATGGCAAAAAAACCACGCGGACACCGCGCAAACAAGCCCAACGATAGTTTCGGAACCGTAAACGATCAAGGTCTTTACAGAGGAAAATATCGTGAGGGAGTCTACGACGACGAAGATTCAGAGGAAAATCAAGAAGAGCTAACGGCCCAAGAAGCCCAAGAAGAGGACACCAGTGAAACGGCCACTCCTCAAGAAACAGAAGGTTCTTTTGCACCGCAAAAAGCGGAACAAGATTCTCCGGAATACAAGAAGCGTTACGACGACCTTAAGCGTCATTACGACAAGAAGCTTAAAGAGTGGCAGGAAAAAGAAGATGACTACGTGTCTCGTTTGATGACTACTAGCTCTACTCCTGCCCCCGATCAAGAATCGGGACTAGACTTGGAAAGCTTTAAGGAACGTTATCCTGACGTATATAACGCGATCCACAAGATCTCTTCAACGCAATCCGAAGCACGTATGAAGACTCTTGAGGAAGAACTCAGCACTATTCGAGACCGTGAAAAAGCTCTTGAAAAGCAAAAAGCGTATCAAGAATTGCTGAGAATTCATCCCGACTTTGATGAGTTAAAGGGAAGCAGTGAGTTTTCCGAGTGGCTCGACGGTCAGCCCAAGTCCATTTCTGACGGCGTTTACAACAACGCTACAGACGCAAAGTGGGCATCTAGGGTGGTTGATCTTTACAAAGCGGACACGGGCTTGACCAAAAAACCCGCACGAACCCGGAAAAAAGATGACGCAGCGATGGCTGTATCAACACCTGCTTCCAAAGAAGTAATGGCTAACTCCGGCAACAAGCGAGTTTGGAAAGCTTCGGAAATCGGCAAAATGAAGCCGTGGGAATTCGAAAAGGCGGAAGCCGAACTCGATGCCGCACGAGCAGAAGGCCGAATCGACTACAACAACTAACCTAACCTCCAAGGAAGGAAAGACCAATGGCTTTTGACAGCGCATCAGGTTACAACAACCTGCCTTCCGGTAACTTTACACCGGAAATTTTTAGTCAAAAAGTTCTCAAGTTCTTTCGTCGCGCTTCGGTTGCAGAAGACATCACGAATACTGATTACGCTGGCGAAATCGAGAACTTCGGTGATACCGTTCGTATCATCAAAGAACCAACCATCACCGTTTCTAGCTACTCTCGTGGCTCGGTGGTAAACCCGCAAGACCTCGCTGACGATCAGACCACTATGGTCGTTGATCAGGCGAACGCCTTTGCATTCAAGATTGACGACATCGAAGAGCGTCAGTCTCACGTTAACTTCGAGGCACTTGCCACCTCTTCGGGTGCGTACTCCTTGAAGCGTAACTACGACGCCAACATCCTGACTGCTATGGCA